TATGATAGATATACAAAGTTTGTATTTGATTATAATGCAACACCTGATGTTTATACTGGTAAAGTAAACTTTATACCATCAGGATTTTGGAAATATGAAGTATATGAAGTAAGTTGGACAGGTGCAGTAGCTATTAGTTCAGGTAACGCACCTATTAATGAGAATGATGTATTGCCTATTGGAGCAACTCATGGCGTAGTTCAGGGTTTAGTAACTAAAGGCAAAATGTATGTAGCAGACAAAGCAGGAACAGCACAAGTACAATATACACAAAGGCAAGAGCCTAGTGGAACTAATTATATATATTACGGACAATAAAAAATAAAAAATGGCAATAGAAAATGTACAACAACTCTTAACAGAGCAATTAGGTAAAAACGGAGGTACTGAGATATTTACAACAGCAGCACAAACTAGTAAAGACTGGTACTGTGTTTACTTTCCAGTTGAAAGTGTAGTAGCTTCAATTACAGTAGCAGATGCAACTGGTGAAGCAGCTCTTCAAACGACTTTAGCAGCAGGAACAACTTTGTTTATGAATATAACCGCAATTACACTTACAAGTGGTATTGGAATAGGTTATCATGAAGGCGTTACAACATAAGATATGCTATCACTAAAATTAGGCATAAGTTTAAATAACATCAAAGCTGGTGGAGGTGGTGGTGGCGGCGGAGCTATTGGCACTATGATAGCTGACTTTGAAACAAGAGTTGCAAATGATGGTGGCACTTTTGCAGGCACAACTTGTTTAACAGAAATATTAACCGCTCTAAATGATATATCATGACATTATTAGATGATGCAAAACTTTTAACAACTGCAAACGCAGGCAAAGCAGGAACTCTTTATAGTATTAAACCTGATGATGGTAGTTGCGACTTAGATATTACTCGTTCAACAACTGCTACAAGAGTAAACCCTTCAGGCAATATAGAAACTGTTGCGATAAATGAACCTCAACTTGATTATAGTGATGGTTGTGGCTCTTTTTGGATAGAAGCACAAAGTACTAATTTAATTACTTATAGTACAGGTTTGCCTAGCGGTGGATGGTCTGGTGGTGGTATTATTTGGAATGCAAATACAGTTGTCGCTCCTGATGGTACAACTACTGGTAATCTTGTTGAGGATAGCAATGGCTCAGGTTATGGATATTTAAATATGACTGTTGATTCAAGTACATCATATACATTCTCTTTTTATGCTAAAAGAGGTACTGCAACACAGATGAAATTTTACGCAATTGATACAGCTTCAGCAGCTTTTCTTATACCTCAGACTGACTTTTATCCATTAACAAATAGCTCTACATGGACTAGAGTTACTGCTACATTTACAACTGGTGCTTCTACTACTGGGGCAAGAATATATTTCAGATATATAACTACGGGCGGCAATTTTTCTTTATGGGGACTTCAATTAGAAAAACATGTTCTTTCTTTTGGAGTTTTAGACCATAATGTAGCAAGTTCTTATATTCCAACTTCAGGGGCAACGGTAACTAGAAACGCAACATCTTATATTAAAACAGGTGTATCTGGTCTTATTGGTTCTTCTGAGGGGGTTGTATTTGTTGAATTGGCGTTTTTTTATAATGCTTCATTATCTCCTGGTGTTGCTCGTGGTCAATCAATACTTGGAATAGGTGATAGTAGTAATGATTCTCTTTATCAACTTGGCAAATGGAGTTCCAATTTTTTAGGCTGGATGAGAGATTCAGCGGGTAATAATATATTATTTTCACAGACTCCTGTAAATTCAGGGGCATTTACTAAGATGGCTCTAAAATATAAAGCAGGCGACCACGCTTATTGGAAAGATGGAGTTGAACTTGCAACTAGCACCGATGCAACCGCAGTATCTGCAACTCAAGATAAAGTTGTTTCTAGTTATAGAGGGAATAGTAATTTTTGGTCTTTTTACGGAAAAATAAGGTCTATTCAAGTTTATAATACTGCATTAACAGATGCTCAACTATTAGCTTTAACTACTTAATATGAATATATATAAATTACAATACGATACAAAAGCACAAGCTGATGCTGACTTGTTAGATAAAGGAGTTACTCAGATAGTGGAAGAAGAAGGGCAGCAGCATACAGTTTATGCTAACGGAACTCAAGCAGTAGTAGACATAGGTAGAATAGTAAAAACAGAGGGAACTTATGACCCTGATGGTCATGTAATAACACCGCCTGTGTTTTTTGATGGTGTATTTTATGATATAATGACTACTAAGCATATAGATTTTGGAGCTCATGCTTTAACACCTACTAAATG